CCTCGGCGATTCGTCGCCTCGACCCCGCTAAGTACGTTGACTTAGCTTCTTTCATTAACGACGTAAACAAGCCCGACAACCGTGAGCTGCTCGTTAAGACCTACGGTAACCAAGGCATCACTGGCTTCCTTCAGTTGACCGGTGCTGTTAAGGCTGCTGGCGTGGCTGACGAAGTACAATGGTGGGAGGAGCAGCGTTTGCACCCTAAAGCTAGCATCGTTCCTACGGCTACCGCTGGAATCGCTTCTGCTGCTGCTGGTGCTGCTGGCGCTACTCAAACTGTTGTTGTAGCTACTGCTGCTGTTGCCGCTAGCGCTGACACTGGCCTTCTTCGTGAGAACGACATCGTTCTTGCTGGACAGACTCGTGCCTTCGTTTACGACGTAGTTAAGACCGGAAACACCATCCAGTCATTCAAGCTTCGTGCTTTGTCTTCTGCTGACGCCCTTCCTGCTATCGCAGCTGCTGGCGTTGAGTACCCCATCGTAGGTAACTTGTTTGCTCAAGGTTCTGACCAGCAGACTGACTACATGGAGTCTAACGTAGTTAAGCGTACCAACCCTTACATGATTGTTAAAGAAATCTACAAGGTTACCGGTTCACAAGCTACTAACATCGGCTGGATTAACTTGGGTAACGGCGACTACCGCTGGTACATCAAGTCAGAAGGTGACACTCGTCAGCGCTTCCTCGACAAGCGTGAGATGATGATGCTCTTGGGTCAGAAAGTTACCGCTACTGGTATCTCTAACATTGCTGGTTCTGAAGGTTACTTCAGCGCTATCGAAGACCGTGGTATCGTTCATGGTAACTACATCGAGACTATCGCCGACGTAGACGCACTCGTTAAGGAGCTTGACCGTCAAGGTGCCGCCCCTGAGTACGCTATGTACGTGAACCGTCACCAAGCCCTCAAGATTGACGACCTGCTTGCCCAAGGCTACGCTGGTACCGGTCTTACTGTAGGTCTTCCCGGTTCATTCGGAGCTTTCAACAACAGCAAGGATATGGCTGTTGAGCTTGGTTTCCAGAGCTTCACTCGTGGTGGTTACACCTTCCACAAGCATGACTGGAAATTGTTGAACGAGCCTACTTTGTTGGGTGCTTCTTCTGCTGCTGCTGCTGAATTCATTGGTGCCATCATCCCGATGTCTACCGTTGTTGACGCTAAGAGCGGTGACCGCAACCCTTCATTGGAGCTCAACTTCAAGGCCAGCAATGGTTACTCTCGTGAAATGGAGCACTGGATGACCGGCTCTATCCTCGGCGCAACGAACGACACCAAGGACTTGGTTCAGTTCAACTACCGCTCAGAGGTTGCTTTGGTTACCCGTGGTGCTAACCGTCACGTGCTTATCAAGAAAGCCTAAATCTTGAGGGGGGCCACTTTCGGGTGGCTCCCTTTTTTCTTTTTAATCTTTTAATAGTATTCAATCATGGAACAGAATGTTCAACGTGGACGTCGCCCACGCACCGAGTCGACGGAATCTGTAGCTCCCGAAGTGGAAGCTAAGTCGTTTGTAGCCCGTCAGAAGAAAGGGGACGACAGCAAAAAAACCTACATCTACACAATCGAGAAAGGCGGAGGCATCTACTTCAGCTTACCTCAAAATGCCGTAACGGTATATGACGACTCAAAGAACACGGTCCGGTCTATTCGTTACTGCCCCAACGAACCGTCAATCTTTGTAGATGAACAAAGCCCTAACGCTGTGCGTGAGCACGTGGTATTCCGCAACGGACTACTCGCTGTTCCTTACACGCAGCCAAACCTCGTTGCCTACCTGAATGCTCACCCGTCAAATTCAGCTAACGGTGGTATTCTGTTCCGCTTAATGGATGACCAGAAGAAGGCCGAGGTCGAAGTTGACGTAGAGTTCAAAATCCACGAGGCCGTTGGCCTCATCCGTGAGAAGAGCATCAGTGAGCTTCTGCCGGTTGCCATTTACCTTGGCATCAACATCAACCAAGACAATATGGGAATCAAGCGTGAATTGTTGCTCGAGGCTAAGACAAGCCCGACGGAGTTCATTAAAATGTTCGATAACCCTGCGGTTAAGACTCGTTCTGCAATTATGCAGGCTTGCGACTTCCAGATTCTCGATAACCGCTCAGACGGCATGTACTGGTTTGATTCTGCACGACTTATCGTATCAACCCCGGCAGGCATGGACAGCGTAGACGTAATGACCCGCTTCTGCTTGACGGAAAAAGGTTCACCAGTTTATGAACAAATCTTGGAGCGACTGGAAGCAGTTGCGTAACTTAGCGCAAATATCCTTAGGGACATTTGTAGTTGTTGGTGAAGTAGGGCGGCGAAAGTCGCCCTCTTTTTTTTAGGTATCTTTGTGAGACAATAATTTCAGCTATGGCAAGCGTTAACGTAGTATATAATGCGCTCAAGGATTTGGCGAACAAGGACGAACGTGGGTTCGTCACGCCTTCCGTGTTCAATAGCTTTGCTGCAGTAGCCCAGACGACTGTCTTCAACAACATCTTCTCTGAGCTTACTGTAGCCAAGAACTTGCGCCTTCGTGGCATTGACGTACAGCGCCACCTGTCCCGCCTCAAACAACTTGAGGAGGACCTTTCTGTTTTCTCTAAGACCGCTACGCTTACCCAAGCCAACGGTGTGTTTACTAAGCCAGACGACTTGGCTCGTGCTATTTCTCTTCGCACATTTGGAACGTACGTATTCAATACGTCTACATCTAATACAATAGATATCATCTATGACGAGGAGAAGCTAGAGTACGTTCTTCAAAGTAACCTGTCTGCCCCGTCTGACACGGCGCCAGTGGCGTTCTTAAGTGATGTAATCGAAGTATTTCCTACCTCGGTTAAAAAGATTAAGATTCGCTACTATAAGCAGCCTGAGGGTCTGTCTCCATCTACGGGGGCAAGAACAGCGGCATCGCCACGCTTTGGCTATACGGTGGTGTCCGGTAAAGAAGTTTACAGCGCAACTAACAGCGTTGACTTCGAGCTGCCGGACCACTATATCCCGAAGCTTATTATGGAGCTTGGTAAAATGATTGGTATCAACTTGCGTGACGAGGCTGTAATAGCTTACGGCGCACAACAGCAAGGTTAATGGCAAGGAATACTGTAAGTATAGACCAGATTGTAAACGACTTCATCCTCACGATGGATGGAGACGACTACGCAGCTGGCGTAAGCAATACGCTGGTTCGGAACTTTGCGCTTCGTGGAATCCGTGAAATGGGATTCGATATGATGAAGCGTGTACGCTCACTTAAACTCCCCGTAAATGCTTCGCTCAATACTGTCGATTTGCCGGATGATTTTGTCGACCTCACTAAAATTGGTGTCGTTGGTAGCGATGGACTTGTATACGTTTTCGGAGAGAACAAGAACCTAAACTACTCACAGGCTTACCTTGAGGATACCAATGGTAACTACATCGACTCAGATAATGATGGCGTGTACGACCGGGTAGATGACAAAACCATCCCTCAGGATATGACCGGATTCAAGGGATACGATAGCTACATTTTCCGCAACTATCTGTACGAGTCTACCGAAGGTCGTCTATACGGAGTTGGTGGAGGACAATATGGCGGTGAATACCGAATCAATCTGGACCAGAATCGCATTGAACTAAACACCACACAGGGACTTAGTGAGGTTGTAATCGAATACATTGCCGATGAAGCTAGAAGTACAAACCCCTCTGTGCACATGTACGCTGAGTCCGCTCTTCGTGCATACGTTTACTACAAGATTGTAGAGCGCAAGAGTACTGTTCCGGCAAACGAAAAAGCACGTGCTCGTCAAGAGTACTACAATGAGCGTAGAATCGCCAACGCACGAATCAAATCATTTAGCAAGGAGGAGATTCTCAAGACGATTAGAAAGAATTTTTACCAAGGCCCTAAGTACTAACCTATGGCAATTGACAAGCTGCTACCCAGTTACCTTAACAAGGATGATGACGCACGCATTCTTAAAAGCATTGAAATGCTTGATGCTCTTAATGTCCGCATATCGCCGGACTCAGGTGGCAATGCTGGTGTTATTAAAAATGTCGAGGGAAATACAGTAGTCGCTTACAGCGCTAGCTCTGACTCGCTTCCAGTAGGAACGAACAGAACTATCGGGTCTGTTGCTTCCACGCAGAATGACGAGGTATACTACTTCGTTTGGAATAGCAACGACAACCACAGCATCTACCGGTACAGCATGTCGAAGGACAAGGTGTTTAAGGTCTACCAAGACCCCATCTTGAATTTCAAGGAGACGATGTTCGTCAAGGCTGACATCATCATCAATCAGAAGGGCGAGACGCTGCTATACTTTACCGATGGAGTTAACGCTCCAAAGAAGATTAATGCGACGAAGGCTTTGCGTGGTGGGTACCCGGCCAACTACAGCTTGGGAACTAACCCGGCCACCCCGCTGACTCAAGAGCAGCGCTTGCTATTCATTACTACCGCAAAGCAGCCGCCGCTAGAACCGCCCAGATGGCAGTTCTTTACTGACCAAAACATAAGCTCGAACAACTTGTACGACAAGATGTTTCAGTTCGCATACCAGTACGTTTATGATGACGGCGAGGTCAGTGCAATTAGTCCGTACAGTACGGTAACTTACTCAAACAATCAACTTCTAGATGGACTTGTTTCTGCCGACCTTAAAAAGCAGGACAATGCCATGCAAGTTTTTGTTAAGACAAATCTTGGTGACGTCAGTAAGATTCGTGTGCTAGCTCGTGCGTCATTGGAGGGTGCTTTTTTTGTCATTGGCGAGACCGACAACATTAATTCTTTTGTTGTTGAGAAAAGCATAATCTTTAGAAACGACGCCAGCTATAGTGTCGTGCCTAACGACGTAAAAAATAAACTGTTCGATAACGTACCGCTTAGCGCCGAGGCCCAAGCGATAGTAGGAAACAGACTCATGTATGGTAACCACGTTGAGGGTTATGACAATGTTGTTGTCGATGGCGTAGTGGAGCCGAACTATAAACCTAGAGGGACTTCGATAACCACCGGCGTTACTGCGACCATCGCCAACGACTCTTTTACCAAAACATTTGAGCTTGACTTCTCAACCCTTCCCGGGAACATTGATGCCAACTCAATTTATACATTGGACTTCAGTGTTAATGTTGACTACATTAAGCTAGAGCTATCAAACTACCCAATGAGCTGGCGAGAGTGGCAGCGCAACGATGGCGAAAACATGATATCTGGGCGTGTTAAAGAATACGTAAACGTAGACATGACGCCGTTAAAGGTGACTGAATCTTTCACTAGCTCAAGCGCCATAACACGAGCCCAACTTGCAGGCCAAGTGATTCAAAGAATACAAAAGGCTTATGCTGTTTCGTTTGATACCGTTGACCAATTTTCCAGCCACACAACAGAGCTCGGAAACGTAGTAGAAGAAGGCGAGAGCATGGCCGATATTGGTCGTTTTGGATTCTTCAAGGGGTCTGGATATGTAGAACTTACTGGTTTAACATATAACTCTTCAACTAATAAGATTACTGGAGGGATGCGAATCAAGAGCGCACAGCTTGAGGTTGGCTCTTTGTATGGTTCAACCGGAATACTTACGAATCGAAACCCAGATTATTCTGACCAACGAAATATCCGTGATAAAAGCTACGGACTGGCTGGTCTTACGGTAAACTATACTGGAGACGGAACGCCATATACTGGCTACCTTTTTGTGAACCCAGCTGCAATGTTTACGCTTCCGTACACGGATTACATGAACAGCTACTGGATTGACGATGTTGTAACAAACAATTCAAGATATCTATCTGGGACCACTGGCTCACCGTCATTTAAAGCCGGGGCAACGCATAGCTTTGGCATAGTTTACTACGACGACCGAAATCGTTCTGGGGCTGTAAACAAGCTTCCTGATACCTATGCAAAATGGTTTAGCGAGCGAAATGGAAAGGGTGAGACCTCTATGGTTATGCGCTTGAAGCACAACCCGCCAAGCTGGGCTAAGCGTTGGTCTCCGGTATATGCCGGAAATACGTCTATTGTTTCGTTCGTTCAGTATTCTGTTATTCGTGCTTACACTGCCACGAATCCAACTATCAAGAATATTTCCTCTACCTACAACGATAAAATCTTCGTTTCTATGCGCTCACTGTCCGGGAAAGAGGACAGCTATCGTGAGGCAAAGGGTGCGTTAATTGACTATGCGTACAACCCGGGAGACAAGGTTCGAATCTATAGCTTTGGTGGAACTTACTACCCAGATGGTGTAGACTTTAACGTAGTTGGATACGAGTACTTCGAGAACTCACCGACTACGAACCCAATCCTTGACGACGCTAACGACAATACTATTTACCAGACCACTGGCTTCTTCTTGATTCTCGAGGACAATGGCCACCCTAAGTTTGGGAAGGCCGCTGTTATTGTTGGCGCAGACGACTGGGACAACAAGTGTGTTATCGAGATTTACTCACGCAAGAAGACCACCGAGGGCCTACCTTACTACGAGATTGGCAAGAGTTTGCCAGTAGTTAATGGTGCACACGGTAGCGAAAGAACAGCAACATCCGGAACGTTTGACGTTCAGAACCAAGGAGGATGGGGATTCTTTAAGTCAAGCATCAAGCCATATAAGGGGGATATTTTCTTGTCGGCTGGCGGTGTTAAAATTCAAATTAACAACGTATCCAACTCAGACGACCCGGCATATGCATACGCTGGAGACTGTGAATTCTTAGCAAACGCATCTAACGTAATTGCCTTATTCACAGTTCAGAACGCCAACTCGGTTGTAGAATTAGTTGAAGGCGATGTGTGGTTTCGATTGCGTCAGCTTCGCTACGGGACTGACGTGACAACGTATAATTATCTCACTGATTATATTGAAGACGTCAAGCTTAGCGACTTCTTCCAAAGCGCACAGAATTCTTTTGGTCGTGCAAACTTATATGCCCCATCCGCTGCTCAGCTCCGTCGACTGGCGTCTGTGACCTATAGTGAACCGTTTAATTTTGACAATACAGAGCTGTTGCTTTCTAGCTTCAATCTGTCTCTCGCTAACTTCAGCGACTTTGATGCTACCTTTGGGGGAATCAAGTATTTGCAGAGCCTTGCCGACAGTTTGGTTTGCCTTCAAGAAAGCAAGCTTTCTGTTATTCCAGTAAGTAGAAACATAATTCAATATGCAAGCGAAACGTCAGACCTTGTCGCCTCTAATGAGGTTCTTGGTACTCCTATATATCGTAGTGGCGACTTTGGGTGCGATAGCAATCCTGAGTCAGTTGTCATCAGATTTGGTCGAATATACTTTGCAGACATAAAGAACGGAAAAGTTCTGGCCTTTGGGCCGTCTGGCATCGAGCCAATAAGCGAAAAAAACATGGACAGCTTTTTTGAAAGCTCGTTCTCTGACGCAAAAAGATTTGGTTCGTTTGTCGATGTTAATGGCGGCTACGACCCGGGCAATGATGAGTACATTCTTAGTATTGCCGATATATACAGCACAAATGTTACGGCCAATTCAGGGGGCACGAACTATAGTTCAGCCATGCAAGTTGTCCCGGGGGGCAACAACATCATTGTTAACCCGACCTATGGCTCTTCATTCTGGCAGTGGGAATCCATCGATACCGATTGGGAAGATGTATTCACGGACTGGGAGGACACAGCGAATGGAGTAATGTATTTTGACCTCGGTTCTGAGTCAGGCTCTATTCAACTTGACAATGCACTGCAAACCCAGACTGGTTCGGTAGACATCGTGGTGACTACTACCAATGCTGATTTCTATGCGCTTGGAACACTGAGCTTGAGCGAGAATCTTGTTACGCTTACTACTAATAACGGAGTGACGTTTACTGTTCCATCCGGCACTAAGGCGTTTGATGGGTTTACAGTTGCGTATGACGCCAAGTCTGGGTTCTGGAATACGTTCTATAGCTTTATCCCTGAGCGCATGGGCTTCATTAAAAATCTGTTCTACACATTTAAGAACGGGCGCATGTATATGCAGGGCACGAACGCCACAATGAATAACTTCTACGGGGTGCAGTACAATAGCACGCTTTCGGTTATTTCGAATAACAACCCATCCATGGTTAAGACCTACGAGTCTATTTCTCTAGAGGGCAACTCTCCTTGGGCCGCTACGTTCAGCAATAGCTCTCAGCAGAGTTCTGTTGCCGTTGGTGCGTTTGATGAGCGTGAGCGCAACTACTACGCCCACATTAACCGAGACACGCTGGACAGCACTTCGAACATCATTTCGATTGGCGAGGTTGCATCAATCAGCGGAAGCACGATTACGTTTACCTCACGTGTAAACGATATTGCGTTCCCGATTGGAGGCGCCATCTACAAGGTCAGTTCCGGCAACTTGGTCAACACAAACCTCACGGTGTCATCTATTTCTTCTCGTACTTCGATTGCCGCAAACACTTCAGTAGCTGGTATATCCGTAGGCGACAACCTGCTTGTGGTGTCTAGCGCATCAATTGATGGTGACCCAATGCGTGACAGCTACATCCAAGTAGACCTAACTAACACAGACACAACTCCCATCGAGCTGTATGCTGTTAACATGATTTTCCAGAAGAGCAACCTACATAACCAACAGGGTGCATAATTTCTTATTTTTGTAACAATGAAGGCAAAGAAGACTTATAAGAAGGCACAGAACGGAATGATGCTTAATCCATCAGCTTCCCTCACTAGTCCCGTGTCTCAAAGCTTTGGTCAAAATTCTGGCCTTAGCGGATTCTTAAATTCATCTGGCGGCCAATTGGCAACGGCCGGAGCTCAGACCGTTGGCAATATGATTTTGCCCGGACTTGGAAGCGCTATTGCAGCGGCCCCACAAATATACGCTGCCATTCAGGGGGCAAAAGCACAGCGTGAGGCAACGACTCGTGCTCGTGACCTTCAAGCCATGATGCCGTCGATGACGTCTCAAGAGGATTACTATAACTACTACCAGAAGGTAGCTCAGTCTACTAACGAGGCCCGTCAGCAGAATCAGCTTGACGAAACACTAGCTGCTGGAGCTAAGACACTTCAGTCTGCCGGCACACGTGGGGTCCTTGGTGGCGTTCAGGGTGCTGTTGGCGCTGCTGCCCAGAGTAAGTTTGATATCGGACAAGAAGCGGCTCAGCGATTACTGGGTGCTGAAGAAAAGCGTATTGGAGCTAAGCAGGCTGACCGTGAAATGATTCAAGGTCAAATTGCCCGAGCAGAGCAGGCAGCAACAGCAGGACTACAGACCCAACTATCTGGCCTTCAAGGTGCCGCTGATGTCATTGGGGCGGGCGCCTTAACCTATGCAAAGGATGGCGCTAAAATCAAGAAGACTCCGGGCGAGTTTTCTCACAAGACCAACCCAATTGATGTGGTAAAAGACGGTGTAAAGATTGCTGAGATGACCGGTGGTGAATACATCTTCAACCCTAAGCAAATGGCAGCAATAAAGTCGCTTGTATCTACAGATGAAAAGTCTAAGCTACACAGCTACATGAAGGGTATCATCCGCAAATTCGAAAACAGAGCAGCTAAGTAATGGCACTATTGACACAACCCGTACAAGCACAGAGCTCCTTTCCACAAGTGGCTCAGCAGTATGCTGCCATCAAGGATAGGCAAGAAAGTATGGCCAACGAAGAGGCCCGTAGAATTCGTGCTGAACAAGAGCGTGCAGAAGTGCAGCGCAGAAAAACTGCTGCCGAACGTGGTGAGCTTATTAGCGGTGTGTCTGGGCTCAACGCATACCCGTCTCTTTCTAGCGTAGGACAGCAAATCTACCAAGACTATCTGTCCGCCGAAGACAAGGGTAATGTGGAAGAGGCTGAGGCGCTAAAGGCAACGCTCGAGAAGTTCATGACCGGAGCTTCTGCTTTCGTTAAGTCGGAACAGAATAACTTCAATAAAATCATGACCGACCCTGAGCTTGCATCTCAGTACAACGATAGCCCAGAGCAGATTAGCAATATCTACGACCAGCGCATCCGCACGCCTTATCAGCTTAAGCGAGAGGGAACGTCATACACTGCTGTTGCTCCAGACGGAAGTGAGTTCGACTTGTTTGCTATGCCAGAACTGCGTGGCGAGAGCTTTGTCTCTGCACTGAATCCTAAGTCAATCATTCCTGATTTTGTAAACGCAACCAACTTTGGAGAAAAACATGCCAACTCATTCCTGAACCGTAATGACGTTACGAATCAGATGGGCCGCATTGTGAATCCAGCCAGACTTACTGAGCTTCTTGATGACGAGTTTGACGTTAAGCTTACTCAGTCTCCACAGTTTATTGATGGCGTAATCTACGCATACCAGAAGGCTCGTGGCGAGATGGATACCTATGACCAAGAAAAGGTCAATCGTTTAAAGCAAAACGAGAAGTTTTTGGATACTGTCCGTCAAGACTACATTGGTACAGCAGCTCAAACCATTAAGGCTTACGAGCAAATTAAGGTTCAAGAAAAGCCAAAGACTGAGTGGGACAAAATGCTCGATGAAACCGTCGTGTACAGGCAGCCAGACGGGAAGTTTGCAGCTGATTACTCAACGATGGGTAAGCAGCTACGCTACCTACGTGAAGAGAACGGACAGTCTATTGCCACAAACATTACACGAATTACGCCAAGCACCGCTGGTGTAACTGTAATGGATACCGTTCCAGTTGACGCAAATGGTAACCCAACCACAGCAGACAAGGCTCAGGCATTTGGAATCAAGCCACGCACAATCAGACGTGGAAGTGACGAGTGGAACGTGCTTACTGCTCAGTATGGTGGAGAAAAGAACTTCATGAAACTATTGCGCAAGCTCGACCCGGGTCTACAGATGTAGGTTTAAAATTGGTATCTTTGTCTGTATAAGTATACAGCATGGACGAGAAGGTACTGAAGCTCCTAGAGCGAGCACTAGCTGAGAATCTTTCCGATGAAAGGGTATCATACATCATGGGCGTTAATGGTTACGACCAAGGCTCTATTGATGTGGCGCTTGGTGAACTAAAAAAAAAAAGACCAAGCACAGCCCAACCATCAGAGCGAGCTGGAGCACCAGCGGCTTCTATGGTATCACCTTCAGCTGGAGCACCTCGGGTCGAAAAAGAACGTGTTCCTTCGGCTTTACCATTACCTGAGCCAACTCTTGCTCCGAACTTACGCAAGGCTTTCGGAGAAGTTCCCGCTGAGTCTAAGCTTCCTATCCCGCAAAAGCCGGGACCACAAGTAGAGTATATCGAGGACAAAAAAGGCAATGTCGTAGCTCGTGATAAGCGCACCGGAGAGGTTACTTATTCTGATACTCCAACGCTGTCCCCTGAAGCACGTCAGCAAGTAGAAGAGCGTGTCCTGAGCGGGCAAGTACAAACAGCCCCAGTTCAAGAGGCAGCCCCAGAAATCACTGTTGGCGACTGGTTTGGCGACAAGTGGAATGGACTCATCGAGGGTCTCGAGGGATTCGCATCAAATGTTCGTGACGAGGCAAGCCTTAACGGCAATGCCATAGCTGACTTCATCGAGGATAGCGAGAGCTCAAAGCCAGAGCTTTATGACTTGTATCAGAAGAATTTTGAAGACGCAAAGAGCCGTGGCTACAACGAAGAGTTTGCCCGTGGCATCGCAGCCAATGCGGCATACACTGAGTTCTGGCGTAAGGACAGCAAGATTGAGAACGAAATCATTCCGTACATCCGTCAAAAAGGACGTGACAAGGCTATAGAAAACTTTGGTGTTGAGATTGACGAGAAGGTACAGAAGGAATTGCAGGACCGCTTCTTTTCTGGGGCTGTACGTGGCCTAGCTTCTTCGCTTCCAGCTATGGCTGCATCAAAGAGCACCTTGGGTATGTCGTTCTTCGATATGGCCTACAACGGAGCTGAGGAACAGCTTGCCATCCAGCTTGCCGAGAATCCAAACTTAGAGATGACCAAGGCCGAGCAGGAGACCTACAAACTTACTGTTGCTGGCATCGAAGGAGTTCTGGAGAAGGTGGGTCTTGGCAATACGCTTAAGGGCAACCCTATGCTCAAGCGTGCTCTCGCCGGTAAGGTCCTAACTCGTCTAGCTGGTCTTGGCGATGATGCCGGAGCCGAGGCATTCGAGAAGATTGTAAAAGAAGAAGCTCGTGGCCTTGGTGGTTACGTTCGCAAGGTGGCAGCTGGTGCTATGTCCGAGTTCGAGACTGGCGCACTACAGCAGCTTTCAAATGACCTCATCAACAACTACGTCACCGACTCACAGGGCCAGCACGTATTCAAGACGAAGACCGCTAAGGAGATTATAACGGATGTGTTATACGCCGGTGCGCAGGAAGCTGTAGGTGGTGGCATTATTTCTGGTACTATCGGAGCATTCCGGAAGCCCGGACTAGACATGACCAAGGAAGAGTTCGACCTTGGAATCAACTTCGCACAGAACATCAAGACTGAGCGTGTCGCCGAGTACCTTGACAAGCAGGTAGCTGACGGAACCATTACAGAGGACGAAGCTAAGAGCACGCTTAACCGTGTTCAGGAGTTCAAGGATGCCGCCGCTAAAATCCCAGAGGAGCTTACCGACCAAGCCAAGTATCAAATCTTCCAGCTCATCGCCCAAAAGCAGGGCCTACAAAAGAACGTTGCCGGCAAAGACGAAGCTATTCAAGAGCGTGTCAAGCAGAAGGTAGACGCCATCAACCAACAAATCCAAGAGGTTTATGATAGCCAAACGCAACAACCAGTATCAGGTGCTGTCCAAGCAGTGGAAATCGTTGGGCAAGTATTCCAGCAAGGAACAAGCTCTGAAAAGACTGCGCCAAGTGGAGTTCTTCAAACACCTCAAGCAGAAGTAGAGCCCCAGTTCTTTCAGCCTGTATTCACCGTAGACCCAGCCGGTCGTGCTATCGTATCCCCAGAGAAAGACAACAGCACAGTTTCTTCTATTGGAAATATCCGTCCGACCGCTGAGATATCAGAAGAGGATGCAGCTGAGATGAACCGCATCTTCAACGTGGCTAAGAACGCCGTTGACAAAGACTCGAAAGTGGTTGTGCACAACAGCCTTGAGTCTCTACTCAACAGCAACCCGGCAGCTGCTCAGATGTATGTTGACGGCAAGGGTACCGCAAAGGCGTACTGGAACAACAGCACCAACGAGTTCCACGTCCTCAGCCGCACAGCTGTAGAGCAGTACAACGCAGCCACCGGCAGCGACATTTCGTACGCTAAGCAGTACGTACACGAGGTGGTCCACCCAGTCGTAAACACTCTAATCACCGAGGACGCAGAAGTTCAGGGCCGACTGTTTACCGAGATTGAAGAGATGGCCAACAAAGGCAACGCCCTTGCTCAACGTGCTGTTCGCTTTGGTAAGAAGTATGCTGAAGGCAAGCAACAGAACGAAACAGTTACAGAGTTCTTTGCTCTTGTGGCTCAGCCAGATGGACTCAAGAACTTCGACCGAAGCTTTAAGCAAAAGCTGAAGGATTTCTTTAACGAGATATTCGTTCGTATGGGCGTGGACATCAAGCTTGAGTCCGACCAAGACCTGTACACGATGGCACGCAACATCGACCTTGCTACCCGTACCGGTAAGTCTGTTGTCTTTCCTAAGACCAACGCTGCATACCAAGCCCGTAGCATCCAAGCATCTTTGGACAGCACCCCAGCTGGTTCACGCTTGTTCAACGAGCCGCTCGAAGGTGTCGATGAGGTCATTCAAGATTACATGACCAAGAACAACTTGCCATACCGCAAGGGCAAGAAAATCTTAAAGCTGGACAAGGAAAGAGCCAAGCAGATTGGTCAGGCTTACGATGCTATGCGCAACGACCCAACTGACCCAGAGGTCAAGAAGGCTTATGACGCCATGGCGAAGGAGACCATTGCTCAGTACGAGGCTATCCTCGAGCGAGGCTACAAGGTTGAAATAAATAACGAAGAGCCGTACAACAACAGCCAAGAAATGATTGAGGACCTGCGCAGCAACAAGACGATGCGCATCTTCAGCACCGAGGCTGGCTTTGGAGACACCCCCATTACTGACGACCAGCGTGCAGAGAATCCGCTGTTGCGTGACTCTGGCTACACTGATTCAAATGGCAACGTGCTTCTGGTTAATGACGTGTTCCGCTTTGTGCACGACTTCTTTGGTCATGCGGAGCGAGGCAACAGCTTCGGCCCGTTAGGCGAGGAGAACGCATGGGATGCACACTCACGCATGTACACGCCACTTGCCCGTAAGGCTATGACCTCTGAGACAAGAGGACAGAACAGCTGGGTGAACTTCTCTGGCGTCAACGACGAAGCATTCAAGCTCCGTGACAAGGCCCGCAAACTTCGTGAAGAAGGCCGCACTGAAGAAGCTAAGCAGCTCGTCAGTCAAGTGTACGATATGATGCGCTTTGCTGAGCAGAAGATTGGTTTGCTCCCGGATGCATTTGTTACTAACGACTACGACGAGATTCAGTTCTCTACCGACCAAGAGGCCGTTATCCGTGATGGCAAGGAAACGGTTAAGTTCGCCAACTCAAACCCAGAGTTTGCTGTTGGTACTCGTGCTAAGGTTCGTGAAATTACCTACGCTGAGCGTGTTCTGGAAAAGAACCCAATGTTCATGTTCACTGGCGTTGAAAAGATTCGTGATGCATCAGACGTAGCATTCTTGTTCCGTCACCTTGAGAGCGCTGTATCTGAGAACGCTTTTGTAACATATCACAACCCGCTCAATGGAGACTTCCGTGTTCAATGGCTAGGGACAGGTGGAACTACCTCAGCAACGGTTGATGCTAAACTTATTGCGGCTGCATATCAGAACTTTGCAGAGGACCTTGGTACCTCAGAGCTCGTAATCACTCTGGTCCACAATCACCCATCCGGAACCCTTCGCCCGTCTAAAGCTGACGCTAATATGTTAAGCACCTTAAAAGAAATATTCAAAGGCACCGGTGCAGAGGTAGGCAATGGAGTTATTATAAATCTTGACAGCGGTAGGTTTGTTGTTTTTACTGACGATAACAATTACGGTTCATTGCCATCTCAAAGAGTTTCCCCTGAGCAGGAAGTTCCGTACGACACATACTCATTCAATAGGCAAATACTGTACACCCCAAGCTCTGAGCGCACACAGATTAAGACCTTTAATGATGTAGCGGCGTTCCTGTCTAAGCTAAAGCGTGGCCGCCACGAAAAGCTTGGATACTTTGTGATGAACAACCAAGGTGAAATCACATACTCTGCCATCGTTGACCCAAATGCTCCGATGAAAATCAAGATGCGTGATGTGGTCGCCGATGTTGGTCGGTACGGTGAGGCCGTTATCATTTTTGGAACCGATGAGGCTGAAGTCATGTTAATGCGTCAACAAGCATCTAACCGACTAAAGCCAATGAATGCTTCGGTCCTTGATGCTGTAATCATAAAAGACAGTAAGGATTTTCTTGACGCTGAGTCTGTTCAGGGAGGCTCATTGTCAGTAGTGGCAAAAGACACCATCGACTTCTCTTTGGATGATATTCCGTCGGTCACAATTGATTCTCCAAATAGTATTAAGAACGCTATTTCGTTTGCATCAGAGTCTGCATTCAGTAACAAGCTTGACTTCAAAGCTGCGCTTCAGGACAGGTTCAAGTCTTACGAGAAAGAAATAAAGAAGCAGTACGGAATCAAGTCTTTTGAAACGTACGACAATGCATTGGCTAACTACCTAGTTGATTCATACATCAACGAAACACTAGTAGCTATTCAGTCTTACCCTGATGCACTAGGATGGTATGACGCAAAGACCAAGGCTGCAATGGCCACCATGTCTTTGATTCATCCGGAGCTGGAGACTGACGTTGCCGCTCAAGCTGCGTTTAAAATTGCTGTTGCCGTTACATCAAACGGTAACAAGGTATTTGACAACTTCAAAGAAGCTGACCGTCAGTATAAGTACTACAAAAAGTACGGTAAGTTCGATAGCAAATACTCTATTGGCACCCAGTCAAAGGGAATTAAGGACACTTTCAAGTTTACCAACATGGTACTTGATAAGATGTCTATGGAGAACTTTGCTACTTTCTTGACGTCTAAGTTCAACGCTGGTGACCTCAAGTACATTAAGGGTGGAAAGAAAACCCCACTTCTTTCTGGCTTCACGGTTGACACAGAGGTGTATGGCGCTTCTATTTTTGGAGCTAAGATTGGCAACGGATTCTTTATGAATCTGTACGGCCAGTTTGACCAGCTCACAATGGACCGTTGGTTTATGCGTCAATACGGTAGACTGACCGGAACTCTGCTCGATATTGACCCGGTGAAAATCAAGTCCGGTAAGGTGAGATTGAATCAGGCATTGCGTTCGCTGACCGCTTCTGAAAAGAAAACATTAGCGTCTGTAATTCCAGACTATAAATCCTTCAATGTTGTCGAGCTCTCGCACGCAATCAACAAGGCGTCAATCAAGAAAGACAAGCGTGATATGCTGTCTTCTACCCCGGCACTTGACGAACTTAGAAAAGCAGGAAACAGCCTATCCAAGAATAGCAGTGGCGAGGTCGAGGCTCCGAGCGGAGGCAATCAACGTAAGTTTATTGTTGGTGTATTCAACGAGGTTCAGCGTAGACTAAGAGAAGATGCTGGTATTGAAATTACTATTGCTGACCTGCAAGCTGTAAACTGGTACCCAGAAAAGGCTCTTTACCAAACATTCCAAGAGGGGCGTGAAGAGGCTGATGGAGCTACTGAAACAAGTGATAACGAACAGCCAGACTACGAAAGCGCAGCTAAGCGTTTGGCTATTGAGAATGGTATAACTGAAGAACAAATAAAAAATGCAACAAGAAAACAACCCGGAGAGCCCGCTAGAGAATCTGTCGCAAGAAGAGCTGAACAGCTTACTGGAGACGGTTCTAAGCCTAGCGTAGAGCAACTATCTAGAGCAATTTTAAACGTCAAGTCTGGAGAAGAAGACGGTGAAACGTACTTCTCTGTCGACGAAAGCAGAATAGATTTTGCTAATGTTGAGATGGGTGTAAATGAGGAGCCCGCCAACAGGAGTACAGACATACCCACCGGTGGAATTGCATATGTTCCTGTGTCTAAGCTTTACAACCTCATGGACATGAGGGGCGGCAACCGGAGTGGTCTTTATGATTTAGCGTCAGATAAAGAGCTTGTAAAAAAACTTTCAGATAGCTTCATTACTAAAGGATACAACACTAATGACTCATACCAGTCTATATATGTTGATATTGACAACGAAGGATACGGCTGGATTGGCGAGGGAAACCATAGGGTTTTGGCCGCAATGAACCTTGGAATGACGCACCTTCCTGTTCGTGTGGAGTTTGGCGCAGCAAGAGATAATAAGTCTGTATACAAAAAAGGATGGAGCCGTGTTCCGACTCAAGTCATAAGTAAACAGAAGGTTGAAGAGCTAAAGAAAAAAGCTGGAGAATACTATCACATAAAGTACGCTTCTATCTGGGAGACCGAACTTCCAACGAATAAAGAGCCAATTAGATTTTCTGTAGACGAAGGTGGTGTTGATTGGTTTGTAAGCCCAGAAGGCAAGGGAGACCCAGCAATCTCACGCCGTGATGCACAGCTTGAAGAGGCTGCACAGGAACTTCGTGACGGTAAAATCACCAACGATGAGTTCCGTCAAATGGTGACCATGCTGTCGCCGGTTGAGCCTATCACTAAGTTCTTTGCCCCAGCAACTCAAGAGCGTATGGCTTCAGCGCTGAGCAAGGATAAGGTGCCTAGCCTTAATGCCCCGGTGAAAGAAGGACAGACTGTTGCCCTTCGTTTAGATATCCCCGCATACATCAACTCCAATACGTGGGTTGTTTCTGTACACGACGGAACTAAGAACGACGGCAAGGTGGTTTCATACCAGAACGTAGCTCGTATCACCGACGTAGTGTTCAAGTCAAACCCACTTGCAGCACTCAACATCGCAGCCGGTCAGGCGAAGTCAACCATCGGACGCATGTTCGGTAAGTATGCAGCTCTTGAAGGAAAGAATCCAGACGAGCGAGCAGAAACAGCAAAGCGCATTGTGTCTAAGATTTGGAACAGTCCAGAGTGGAAACAAATCGGCATGAACCCAACTCGTGCTAGCTACTTCTACGACCGCAAGACAGCCCGTCCAGTCGTAGCTGCTGAGGAGGTAATCCAAATCGGAGGTCTGGTCTACGCAAAGAACCCGGTATACACCAAGCTGAACGACCCTAGATTCGAAGTAAAAGGTTACAACGATGCCGACGGAAGCCCGGTCTACTTCTCTGTAGACGAAGGCGCATCTAACCTGCGCCAGACTATTTCACGCACCATCAACCGATTCTCACCAGAGACTCGTGCTCGTGTGATGAATAACCCGAAAGCATACTACAGCAAGCAGTCGCTTAAGGCCATCAAGGACAACCTTGAGAACATGACAGACGACGAGCTTCTGGAAAACATGACTGCCGACGGACTGAACACTATCAGCCGCACCGCTGCGCCGGGACGTAGTGAGAATGACATTTCTGTTCTTGCTGCCATCGAACTCATCAACCGCAAGGTCGAGGCTGGTGAGGATGTGTCTGAGCTTCTAGTTGACTTGTCTGTTCTCGGCACTACCGTAGGTCGCATGCTTCGCCACTTCGCTGAGCTCAAGTCTAGCAGCCCAATGGGAATCGTTGAGACCATCCGTGCCGCACTGAAAAGAGCGAACAGAGTAATGACTCCAACGCAGGAGGAGAGACTCACCCAAATCGCTTCACGTTTCATCGCAGCACAACAGAAAGCGAAGGAGCTCCGTGATAAGATTGAGCTAGTCTATAGCGCCGAGCAGGAAGCTGGACTCAAGAAAGCAATTGCTGAACTTGATAAGGTGACTCGTGAACTTAATCTGTTCACGTCCATTATAGTTCCAAAGAATGTGATGGACCTTTTGTCTACCACTGTTCAAGGCAACCTGCTCACGCCAATATCACAGGTAACCAACGTGGGCGCCAACTTGATTCAGATGTTGACCAGTATCCCGGTCAAGGGATTTGAGACTCTGTTCAGCAAGATTACTTCTGCCTTCACGGGCAAGGCTCCTCGTTCGTTTAGTGCATCTGTTACCGCTTTGCCATATGCTCTTAAGCAAGGTGGTGTCGGGGTAATGGAAGCCTTTGAAATCATCATTAAGGGTGGTGCTACCTCAGACAAAATCGTGCACACTGGATTCATGCCGGGTGCCGCTCTATTGGCTGCTCTGTCTGACACCAAGTTTGCGTCAGTCGTGAACTCTACGTTCGGTAAAGAAGTAATCAAGGGTGACGTGCTGTCTCGCTTGGCTAACGGAAATATTGCTGCTGCTGACCGGGCAAAGGCTCTGTACGAAGGTCTTCTAGGCGCAGCCCCTGAGGTGATGTTCCGATTCCTGTCTCTGGGTGATAAGCCGTTCTTCAGATTCTCTGAGGCCATGCAGCTCGCTCAAGAGGCGAACAAGCTTGGACTTAAGGGTGATGCTCGTCGCAACTTCTTGAAGTACCCAAGCAAGAAGGCCATGGCTGCCGCTCAGAAAGCAGGACAGACTATTACGTTCCAGCAGGACAACCAAGCTGCCAACCTAATCTTCTCTATCCAGAAGCAGTCAGGAAAGCTTCCGTTGGTCGGACCAATGATTGAGTTCATGCTCAAGGTTTCGTTGCCATACGTCAAGACCCCGGCTAACATCTTCTCTGAGACGATGAAGTTTGCACTGCCGGCTTACGGTGTTGCAACTGCTACAGATAAGTTCTTCAAGAAGGACTTCGAAGGCGGCTCGTCAGACCTTGCAAAAGCTACCATGGGCCAGATGATTATTGCAGCTGCCAACTACCTCATCGTGAACGGGATTATTTCTGCTGCATTTGATGACGAGGACGAAGGTGAGCGTGCAATCGCCTACCTGAAGCAACCACCAGCAACGCTGAACAAGGATGCCCTTGCTCGTTTGATTAATGGAGAAGACCCGGCATACCGTGACGGTGACCGCATCATCCGCTACGACAAGCTTGGAATCCCGGGTATGGTATTGGGTGCTCGTGCGAATGCTGTTAAGCGTGCCGGTGGCAAGCCAGACGAGGACGGCTACTACGTAGGCGAAGAGGGAATGTTCAAGCCAGCTCAGTTTATCTGGGACCAAATGTCTATGCCGCTATCTACTCTTCAGTTCATGAACGAGCAGAGCTTCTTGGCCGGAACGAACAGCCTACTCAATGTGCTTTCCGGGGAGGCGTCAGAGCGTGACGTGGAGAAGTGGATGGAGAACACGTTCCGTGCGCTCACCGCCATCCCGCTCCCAAATACTCTGTCTGCCGTACACCGTGGACAGCGTGAGTACATGCCGAACATCAAGTCAGACAATGTGCTCACTAAGTTCAAGTACGTGGTGATGGACCGTATGTTCGACGTGGATGGAATTCCGGTTAAGGTTGACCCGTTGGGAGCTAAGATTCCTCAGACCCCAGAAGGAGCAAACAGCTGGTACTACAACCTCGTTGACTTTACTAAATCTTCCAAGACTAAGGATGACATGGTTTGGAACGAGCTGTGGAGTGTTTACCAAGCCACCGAGGAGCCGGACGTTGCACCCAAGTTCCCGACCAAGCTTACCTACTTGCCATCTGAAACTCCAGACGGAATGAAGATTAAGGGCTGGAATGCTAAGCTTGAAGAGGAGTGGAGACAAGAGATGCAGCGCATCCAAGAAGTCCACGGTCAAGGCAAGCGTGAACTACTTGAGAACCTATTCAATGGTAATTCTTACAAGCAAGCCACCAATGAACAAAAGGCTGAAATGATTGTAGATTTGTACAATGATTACAACAGAGGACAGCGTACGATTAAGGCACCTTTTGGTCGCATGCCTAGCCTCAAGCCAAGGTTTGAATGGAAACTAGAATATGAAAAGGTCGAACAAAAATATCTGGAATGATGAAGGTTTTGTGGGGGGCTACGTTAGCCCTCTTGCTGACTGGGTGCTCAGCCGAATGGCACCTAAGAAAGGCGTTAAGAAAAGACCCGTCGTTACTCACGACGAAGACGGTGACTGTCATGGACACGGTTGTTACCGAGCCAATTGTTGTACGGGATACAACGATTCTAAAGCAAAGGGATACAATCGAAATCGTAAAGGACAAGTTCCGCCTAAAAATCGTTCGCTCTTTTGATACATTAATGATTGACGGAGGTTGCGATGCTGACACAATTTATCGAGAGATTAAAGTCGCTGTCCCTCAAGTCAGTGTTGGACCAACTAAATTTCAGCGAGTTCAGTCGTTTACCTTTTGGGGACTCATCGGACTTTTACTGATAGCAATTGCAGTTAGAATCATCCGGAGGTCAACAGGAGTCTGACTACTGTGACACCAAACCTCAGGAATGCGATGGCAGCTGTGCTAGCTGTCCTGCTTCTCGTGGCAATAAAAAAAGGGGCACTAGGCCCCCTCGTAGGTAGGTAGTTCTACTTACTGTAACCCGGGCACCGGTTCCTCAGATGTTCGACTGAGGTTCTTGTATTGAAATTCAGACATCTTCGCTACCTCTAACCAGCTCAGTACTTCCTTTTCAGTCAAGAATGGCGATGACCTACGAAGCAAAAGCGCATACAGCTTTGCAAACGATACACGGTCACGCTCATATGCTTTTGTGCTACGCAGCCCGTACGATATGTGAAAGTCGTTAATCAGTGTGCGCATTGCGTTCAGCAGTTTGCTGTACTCCCGGTCTGTGTCGGACAGCATCTGGCTGGTCTTGCAGCTGTGCATTGCGGTAGCGTGGTCACGATTGGTTAGCTGTCCTATGTACTCATAGGTATATCCCATGTCCCGCATGGCGTGTGCGAACGAGTGTTTGACGTCTACGATTTTGCGAGCTCGGTTCTTTACAGTCACGTCCACACCAAAGAATGTGCGGATGCGCTCGAGTAGTTCTAGTTCTTCTCCTTTAGACATGATTGAAATTGATTAGTCTGCAAATGTAGCCCGACTAGCAGTAATAAACAAATTGTTGGTAAACTAAAATTTTTCTCGCTCATTATCAACGACTTACGCATTTCAACAAAAATTTTTTGTGCATAGTGTTGTGCAGTTCAAATATTCGCCGTAACGTTGTCCTGTCGAACAACTAATACCAACAGCGACATGAACAATCAAGATAATAAAATCGTAGCATGGGGTGTTTACTATGTCCCGTCACGGGAAGGAAAGATTTTCGCAGGATTGAAATCCGAATTGCAACAGGCGTTCGTATCTCAAGAGGATGCCACAAAATACTGCAACCACCTGTCTATGTGCGGCGGCCTTGACGACCTGCACACTGGGTATAGAGTTTACCCGATGCAATGGGTTCCGAAAGGACACAAGGTTAACTGATGAGCGCTTCATCAACATTTAATTCACGAACATGAAGACAGAGCTATCTACCCTGCGTTCCGCACTTCGCAACTACCAGTTCCCAGTCAATAAGACTGAGTTCGCCAAAGCAGAGCGCACCCTCAACAAGTTCCACCGTAAGTACGGTACCGTAAATCCAATTGTAGTAGAATCTTTAATTCAATAAACCATGAACTCAATCAACACACTACAGCTTTTCGAAGGCTCTTACCAGTTCTTCAGCATTGACACCAAACTAGATATCCCCGAGGACTTCATTCTCTTCAAGCTGAGCGGACAATACGAGTACCGCAAAACAAGCGAGGACCTCTGGGCTGAGCTTGACTCGAACGGAAAGAAATCTCGATACGTTCTGGATTGCAAAAACAAAACCCTAGTACAACTCTAAACTTAAACACACCAACAACGCCATGAACCACAAGCAAATCAAAGTCACTAAAGACACCGCCTACGTATGTGCTGTTATGCTAAAGTGCGGAACCTCATACGTCATCCGGGCCAATCGCACCAAGCGTGGATTCCACGAGCGAGTGTTCGAGCTCACCAAGTTCGGAGCCAAGCAGGTGCCAGCTTTCATCTACATAATGAACCTGCGTGAGTCAGGTATAAGTCAAACTGTCGAACTCTACAAAGCATGAAAAAGAAACAGTATCTATACCACTTCGTCGGAGGTGGCTGGAACCAAGTGTACGCTACGTCAAAGCGTTCCGCCATTGCTCAAGCGAAAAAGCGCTGGGCACATACTGAGGGGACGCTCGAAGTTGACGAGTCTTCGTTCCGTGTCGGCACCCCAGAAGACGAGAGCCTACTTATGTCCCTATTCTATTAATCATCAGCCATGACCATCTACGAAATCAAACGACGCACGCAGTCGACAGCCCCTTACTTCTTCTCGAAAGATACCCTGCGCTTCTTTGGCCAGACACTCGCATCCTTCAAGGTTAAGAGCCTTGGGAATGGCAAGTACCACATCAGCGCCCCAGCGAAACTCAACGGGGAAGTAGTCCACACCACCGAACGAATCTTTGACTCTAACACAAACGAACTTCACAATGTATAAGTGCAACTGCTGCGAAACAGAAATCCTCGAAGAGGACCTGTTCTACCACGACCAAAAAGGTGAACCTCTCTGCGAGACCTGCGAGAATGAATCATGGAACGACTCTGTTACCGTGATGAAGTACGAAACCGGCGAAGAGCCCGTCAAGATTCTCTATAACACCGTGCTCGAGCAGCACATGGACCTAGAGCGTGGAGACTATGAAGACGGAGCCCCAGACCCACTGGAGTCAGCCAGCTGGACGTCAACAGGTGGATACCGTGGTTTCGTTGACGCCAAGATTAACAGCGACCACATCCTGATTTCAGACGGATGGATGACCGGAGACTACGACGAGGTTGCATACAAGCGATTATTCCACCGATTCGTTGAGGACCTAAGCTCTGGAGAAATCTACTGCTCGTTCCCCATCTACATCGTGCTGGCCCAGACATCAAACGTGTTCAGCACTGCTGTTTCTCTCGCCATCCCACGAGGCAAGAAGACAGAATTCCGCCGGGGCCTCAAGGTCGCAGGCTACACCATCGAAGACCTAGAGCAGGCACTTTCTTAATCACTATTTAAAACGATTCTAAATAACATGGAAACTCTTCAAGACTATCTGTTCCACTACAATCCCTATCAGGGAATCTGGTTTGCCTTCAAGCGTGAGCACTACCTCGAGTACTTCAACGGCAACTACGAGCACGCCACCAAGCACAAGAACATCAAAACTCTTGCAGCATACGTTTCAACTTTTGGTTGAAAAAGTTTGCAAGACCGGTATTAATTCAGTAAATTCGCACAACGAAATGGAAGAGACAATTAAGTTTATGCATGCCAGAGTTATAGCTCTGGACAAAGCTGTCAAGCAGTATAAGAAAGACAGAGACATTGCCATGAGCGCATTGGCACGACTAATCGCAGACCAAGGTGGGTATGACTACAGCTCCGCAGCTCCAGCCTCCTTGGCAACGCATTACCTCAATAACGAGATAACGCACCACAACAATCAATTAATTAAATACGAATGGAGTCATGAGTCAGCACAAGTTCAAGACAACAAACATCAAGGGTAAGCAGTACGTAGAGGTCAATGAGCGTGTCAAAGCGTTTCGCACCCTGCCCGAGTTCAAAGGCATGAGCCTTGAAACCGAAATCTACGCAGTCGACAGTGAGTCTGTCATCATCCGTGCGGTAGTCCGTGACGAGAATCTTCGAATCATCAGCACTGGATTTGCCCACGAAGAGAAGTCATCATCCAACATCAACCGCACCTCGTACATCGAGAACTGTGAGACGTCAGCTGTTGGTCGTGCCCTCGGCATGCTAGGCATCGGCATCGACACCAGCATCGCCACAGCAGACGAGGTTTCTACTGCAATTGCAAAGCAGCAGGTACAGGCAACTATCCAAGCCCAGTCTCCAGCTGAAGTTGAAGACGACCCGTTCCAAGCAGCCGTTAGCTACATCAAGTCTGGCAAGAACCCAGCTGCACGTCAGGAAGCATACGACCGTGTGTTTTCTAAGTACGGCACCTCTTGGACCGACAAGCAGTTCGCAGCGCTGAAGAAGTTCATCTAATGGATTTCGCAGCAAAGCTCATGGAGCGGACAGGTAAAGGCTACCTGTCTTACTCCGCACTGAAGTACGCAGCCGACGGCAGCAAACAGCAGGACATGAAGAAGTTCGAGCTGTACATGCGTGGGCTACTCCGCAAGGAATCCGATGCCTTCGACTTCGGCAACCTGTACGAGACTATGCTCGAAACACCAGAGAAGGTAGCCGAGAAGTACTACATCATCTACGACCAAGGTATCGTTGATGAGATTGGGGGCAAACAGCCACGCTCTACCAACAAGTACAAAGAGTGGTTGGCGGCTGAACACAAGTACGCCGAAGAGAAGGGCCTTATGGTCATCCCAGAGGAGGACGTAGTGCGGGCTGAGAATATGATTATCCGACTCGATGAGAGCGAGGTGGTCGACCCAATCACCGGAGAGATTCGTTCTGTTCGCTCTTACCTGCGTGGTCAGAAGCAGTACGAAATCAACGGGTGGATTAGAGACATCCCGGTCAAGGGGTTCCTTGACAACCGTGGCGATGGATTCATCAGCGACATCAAGACAACCCGTGACGTACACGGATTTCATTATGACGTTCGCAGCTACGATTACGATATTCAAGCGTACATCTACACGGAGCACGAACAGATAGAAGACTTCTACTGGGTCGTGCAGGAAAAAGCCGTGCCGCATCTTTGCGGGGTCTTCAAGGCTTCAGAAATCACCATCGGAGTCGGTGGCGAGAAGTTCTGGAGTGCAGTAACAAATATCCGGAAGTGGCTCAACAGCCCCACCAAGGAGACCGGCAGCTTTGCGCTGTACGGAACAATCTAGGCTGTCTAATTTTTATTCATTTCAACATGGCTTATCAAGATAATAACCAGCAGAAAGAGTACAAGAACGACGGCGTCCTTATGGGCAATGTCAAGTCACCGACCGTTCGTTTTGAGGTTGGTATCACCAAGGAGCAGGCTTCTGACCTCCTTAAGTACGTAACCGACACCGGTTGGATTAACTTCAATGTGGAGTTTACCCGTAACGGTAAGGCTATCATGAAGGTGATTGACCCACGTTTGCGTGCAGCCAACGCTCCACAGCAGAACAACTACGCCCAAAAGCAGGCTGCTCAAGCTCCTGTTGCCGGCGGTGACGACCTCCCGTTCTAATTGAGGGGGCCTAGTGCCCCTTCTTTTTACCCAATCATTTTAATGCAACGACCAATCTACTATATGATTGTTCGTGTGAAATACAAGCGCTCCAATCGAGAATACGGCGAGAAGGAATGCTGGCTTGTATCCTCATACGAAACCATCAGCGAAATCAACATGTACAAATCAGAATGGATTGCCGAATACTTCTGGAGCAACAGCAAAGTCAAGCCCAGTGTAATGGTAGTCGAGATTCTTTCAAAAAAACAAATAGGAACCACAAGCAGACAAGGAGATGAATAAAATTCCAGATTACTACGTAGGACCACTACACGGCATCGAGGCCCGCAAAGTTGTGGCTGACTTTCAAGGAGACAACTACAACTTGGGAACAGCATTAACCTACATCATGCGTGCCGGTAAGAAGCCCGGCAACCCAATAACTCAGGACATCCGCAAAGCGATTGCCCACCTCGAATTTGAACTAGAGCGACAAGAACTACTAAACATCAACAACAATGAGCGTAATGAATTCCCAAGTGACCTTTCTATCCAATGTGAAGGAGACGAAGCTTCTCCACTATCAGAGCGTTGGACTGGCACTGTCACGTATCCGTTCGGGGAAGAGCGCATCATTAGTTGAACAAGTAAGGGCTGGCGACAAGGCCGCCAAGCTCAAGCTACCAGTAGTTCTGTTCTCTGGGATATTCAAGGAGCGGCGTGACGACATGCTGTTCGAGCACAGCGGGCTCATAGTTCTGGACTTCGACAAAGTTGAAGACATCGACGAGGCACGCTCAAGGCTAGGCACAGACCAGTACGTCTTCGCCATGTGGGTGAGCCCATCTGGCAACGGCATCAAGCTGCTGGTCAAGATTAAGTTCCCAGAGCGCCACAGAGACCAGTTTAGGGCTCTTGCTGGCTACTTTGATAAGCAGTATGGACTCGAGGCTGACCCGACAGGAGCGAATGAATCTAGGGCCTGTTTTGAGTCTCACGACCCAGACATCATTGTAAACGAAAACAGTGTAATCTTCACGGCCCTACTGACCGAGCAGGCTCAGGAGTTTAAAGAGAAGGAGCGTGGTGAAGTTCTAACCGACTACCGTAAACTGGCCATACCGGTCAAGATGATTGCGACGGCTGTCGATGGCGAGAAGCACACGGCCCTACGTAACGCAGCTGTCCTTTGTGGTGGATACATTGCAGCTGGACGACTTGAGGAAGATGAGGTGGTTCGGGTACTCACTCGTGAAATTCAAAAGCGAGACATTGATTCACTGGAGTCGGCCAAGATGACCATCCGTGATGGCCTTGAGTTTGGTAAGCGCATGCCTATCAACGAGGTCATCGACCAAGAGAACCAAGCCATCAAGGACGTTGACCTTGAGGAGATGGACATGAGTTTCTTGAGCTCCGACGACGACGACTACATCTGGATTGAGAAGTATTCAACTGGCCAGATTCAGCCCGGGCTCAACACCGGAAACGAGCACTTTGACCAGTACTTCCGCTACAAGAAAGAGCTGCTCATCGCCAACGGCCACTCCAACGTAGGCAAGACCACCGTGATGCTGTACATGATTATCAACTCAGTCATCCGACACAACTGGAAGTGGGTGCTGTATTCCGCAGAGAATAAAACAGCACTGCTTAAGGTGCGTTTGATGGAGTTCTTAGTTGGACGCAAGGTGGAATCAATGACCACACCAGAGCGTAAACTGGCCTTTAAGTGGGTACAGGAGCACTTCACCATCATCAGCAACCACGACATATACAGCTTTAAGGACCTAATCCTTATGTGCGAGAAGCTTCGTCGTAGCCAGCGTGTCGATGGATTCCTCGTGGACCCGTACAATGCCCTGCGCATCAACATGAGCGGGAGCAATGCCTTGTCTACCCACGAGTACCACTACGAGGCCATCAGTGAGTTCCTGACCTACGCTACAGCCCACGACATTGCTGTGTGGATTAACATGCACGCCATCACGGAAGCTCAGCGACGCAAGGACGAGAATGGGATGACACTACCTCCATACGCAGAGGATACGGAAGGGGGTGGTCGTAACGTAAACCGGGCAGATACCTTTATCACTATCCACAGAAGGATTCAAGCAATGGACCCGCTGGAGCGAAGGACTGTTGAGATTCACGTACGAAAAGTTCGGACTCAGGAGCTAGGCGGGGAGCCCACGCCACACGACTCACCACTATTGCTTCGCATGGATGAATCACGAACCGGGTTCCACGCACTACAAGGACAGAATCTTTACCGGCCTCAGTTTCTCGAACGTGCACAGCAGTTTCAACAACCTAATTTGGATATTACTGATATTCAGAGTACTTTTGATATAGCTTTTTAGATTGTGAAAAAACAGAGGCGTACAAAAAACACTGGAGCCGTCAAGTCAAAGAAAAAAACGATTGACGGAATAGAGTTCTCGTCGCTACTAGAAGCCTACTGCTACACAAGGTTAAAGGAAGAGGGGTTGGAGTTCGTTTACGAGCCAGCCCCTTTTCGCTTGTTAGATTCTATCCGATATAGTGGGCGCATTTACAAGAACGTTCCGAAGACTGCTGACTTGGTTGACGCCACAGGCAAGCTGGTCCGGGACATCACGTACACACCGGACTTCCTGTCAGAAAAGCACAACTTTGTAATCGAGACCAAAGGTTTCGTTCCATCACAACATACTTTTCACCTGCGCTGGAAGCTGTTCATTCACTTCTTGCAGGAGACAGGACACAACTACATGCTGTTCCTGCCCCGCAACCAGAAGCAGGTGGATGAAGCAATCAAAATTATCAAAGATGCTAATTCCCATTGACGACAAGGAGCTAAGCTGGTTATACTTTCTTGGCACTAGTAGAGCAGCCATTATAACGGAATCGTTATACGATGCCCTACACAACAACAGCGGACAACCAATTGACGACGTAGACATTGTCAAATCAATCGTTGACTCGCACATCAAACAAATCAAAGCAGAGCTTGAAATCATTAAAACCGCAGCAGAAGAACGACGTGGAGGGGATGACCATTATATTCGTTGAGCGCCTACACGGAATCAACTATCATCGGTTAATCGTGCCGTTCCTGCGTATGCAGGACCAAGGTTTGATTAACCTTCACGTGATAGGCGATAGCTTCGACATGATGGACTTCGACCTGACCCACGTCAAGAACTTCGTGGTGAGCAGAACTCTGTTCGCTCGAGCTAAGGGTGCCGAAGTTTTCAGCAAGAAACTGAAGGATGCGGGGGTCAAACTAATTGTAGACCTAGATGATTACTGGGAGGTTGAGAAGAGTAACCCGTACTTCAAGTTCTTCTACGGTCCGGATGGAATGACCAACGCCATCAAACGCACAGTGCGCATTGCTGACGAAATATGGACGCCATCACTGACCCTAGCAAAGCAGATACGCAAACACCTAAATCCAACCGCACTGATTCGCATCGTGCCTAATGGCATCGACCCGGACTATCCAATGTGGGGCAAAGAGAAGACCACTGGAGACGACCTGTGGTTTGGATACCTTGGCGCCAGTAGCCACACAAAAGATGTTGAGCTCACTAGCGCAGTAGACTGGAGCCAGTACAAGACAACGGCAGTCCACATGCAAGACGTAGACTACGTGAACTTCTTCAAGGCGGACCTGATTCTGGAGCCGCTGCAAATATTCGAATACGGGGAGCTGTACCGGAACTGCGACGTGTCGCTGGTCCCGCTCCGTGGTGGCAAGTTCAATGAATGCAAGTCTTCACTGAAGGTTGCTGAGGCTGGATTTACACGTACAGCAGTGATTGCCAGCAATGTGACGCCCTACAAGGAGGTCATTGAGCATGGCACGACAGGAATCCTTTGCTCGAATTCAGACGAGTGGGTGGAGGCTGTTGCTTCCATGACAAAGAAGGAGGCCAAACGTCTCGGGGATAACCTATACGAGGCGGTGCGAGTCGATTTCCATATCGACACTATCAACCAAGAACGACTAATGGGACTATGATGGGATACTTCAATTGTCCAGACTGCCGTCGAATCATTGATGGGGTGCTTCAAACTAATGCGCTGATGTTTGCCAACCTAGGCAAAGACTGCTCTAAGACCGCCTATGAGAAGGCAAAGGTCGAGGAGCGTAAGAATCTTCGCTCAGTTCGTAAGCACGACCCAGAAATGATTGACCGTCTGGTGAAAGAAACAGATTAGGGGTAAGGGTAGCAGCAAGTTGGTTACGCCATGCAGTAGGTTGTTCCGGTGGGGCATGGCGGCTACCCCTTTGCCCCTGTAGCATAACGGATAATGCAACAGCCTTCTAAGCTGTCGAGTACTGGTTCGAGCCCAGTCAGGGGTACTAAAAGTTTTGTTGAAAAAGTTTGCGCAGGTAAATCATTATACATACCTTGCACAAGAATTTAATACAACAACACAAATGACACCCATTCGACTTATGGTCGAGGAGCTTACGTCGCTTGGTATTGAGATACCCAAGGACGTCCTTGACCGGGCCCTAGTGGCAGAGAAAACAGCGATTCAGAAGGCTGTTACGTTTGGCGGTGTAGAGTCCAAGGTTTGGAACGACATCGCTGAGCAGTACTACAACGAAGAATACGGAGAGCTATGAAAATAGAACTAACAATGACCGAGCTGTTGCTAATCGTTGATATGATTAAGAACGGCACTGAACAAGACAACGAGGGAGATGACTTCTACCTGATGCAGGACTTTCTTGATGGAGATTCGCATCATAAGTGCACCAAATGCAAGACAACGACGGATAAAACCACCAAAGGGAAATGAAAACACCGATGCAAGAAATGATAGACGAAATGAACAAAATCCTCCGAGAGGAGAAAGAGTGTTTCATTTTGGACTTAAGAGATAAAGCAAGAGAACTACTCCAGAAAGAGAAGGATGTGATGTGTGATTTCGTAGAATACTGCGATGAAGCAAACCGAAACTACCAAGAGACTGAAGAGTCTTGGTGTGAGGACTTGACTATTGATGATATGTTTGACAAACGATTTAACACAAAAGAGAAATGAAACAGAGCAGTATTGATTGGATTTACAACAACCTTAAGTCTCACTTTGAACACGATGGTGATTTACTTGAGGCTGTTAAGATGAGCTTTGAACAAGCCAAAGCAATGCACAAGGAAGAGATTGAGAATGCGTATTGGGATGGCGGACAGTGGATTCCAACATCGGGTTCTCAATGTGAGGAATACTACAACGAAACCTTTAACACAAAATAGAAATGAAAACAATTACAGGACAAATCGTAGAACGCTTGGAGCAGTTAGCTAACGAGTGGTCAGACCACACCCCACAATGTGAGGCGTTGTTTATGGCAGCAAAGGAAGCACTGACATTCCAAGATAAAGAAAAAGAGATGTTGTCGGATGTTTGGCTTGAAGCGCAAGTAGCATATCAAGGAGATGAATACATTAAACCATCTGACCCAACATTTGATGAGTATTATGAAGAAACCTTTAACACTAAACAAAAATGAAACAGAGCAGTATTGAATGGGCAGTTAGCTCATTGGACAAACTAATACCGAGCGGTAATGACCTTGTCATTGGTGCAATTTTGTTGCAAGCCAAAGCAATGCACAAGGAGGAGATTGAGAATGCAGTTAAACAAGGTTGGGATTACAATGAAGAAGGTCTTGTGCAATGGATGGGCGAAACTTACTACAACGAAACCTTTAACACCAATCAAGAAAATCTACAGGATAGTACGAATGGTTATACCTACTACCCACAGGAAAACAAAACAGTCTTTAACACAAAAGAGAAATGAAGAATATATTTTTAAAATGGTATAACAAAGACCCTAATGACCCACCTACTTTTAGTGGTGTCCTTGCCGTGTCAAACAAATCACTTTTTTGGTTTGCTGTTTTGTTTCTTGTATTGTTAGCTTTAAAGATGGTTGAGTTAGCAAACCTTTAACACCAAAGAGAAATGAGAACTCCGCCCGCTTATGGCGCATTAGGTTTCAGCAAGCGGCAAGCTACCGCACTGATTAACGGAGTCTTTTTTCTTTAACACTAAAGAGAAATGACACTTGAAAAACAAAAAGAATTTATAGACGAATGGGTAAGCGATTGGCTTAAACGGCATAAGCGTTTATTAGATGATAATCAAAACCCAATTACGGAACAATACCACAACGAAACCTTTAACACCAAATGAAATGACGGCAGAACAAGTACAAGAGAAATTTGATGCCACGCTACTAAGATTCTCTCATTATTACAAATACACATTCACGTTCACTGGTAGTACAGATGATGGATACAAAATCACTTGTTGGTATGGTGGTTCATCAGATGAAATCTACCGATACGATGTGGATGCAGAACGGGAATATCCATTAGGCGACTTAAATGGTTGGAGTTCTATTAGGATAGAGGATAGCGAAGGAAAAGAAGTGTTCTATTGGTAATGAAACGAGGGAGTGGTGAGTGAAGCTGTAGTTAGCACACCACTGATAAAGGTGACTATACTGAAAAAAGGTTTATACTAAGTATAGGTGAAATCAGGCTAACCAGAAACCTTGAGAGACCCGAAGCCACTCCTTCTATTTCATATCCACTAAATCAGTTACAACCTTATGAGCCAACTAGAAATACTAATCAACCGCCTAAAGAAGATAGGCATAACTCTTGAGCTTGCTGGTAACATCCCTTGGATTTACCTTCGCTCAGTAAACGGCAACAGAGTGCACGAAGAAGATTGGGATGCCAACTACGGCTTCACAATTGCTTGGTATCCAGTGCGTGTTGGAGAAACCTACAAGCTTGCTGATGTCAAGAAAACCTTTGAGCTGATACGCAAGTACAGGGAGAACGAACCAACAACACAAGGGTTCCAGCGCTGCAAGAAATGCAAGGAAGAAACGTGGCACACACCAAAGCTTGGGCTAGTAATGGAGGGCAAGCGATTGTGCACAGTATGCAGCACATCAAACAAATTTTCAAATGGAAGAGACTAAAGAATACATCAACCGATACGGTGACAAGTACACCTTCTCACTCAACGAGCAGGGCAACGTAGACTGGCGTGGGTCTTTTAAGTATTGCCGAATGGGATACGACAGAGACTCAGACGAAGTCATTATGGTAGACCCCAGCGGTGGCCCTTACATTACTATTGACTACCCGCTTGAGGTCGCAGGAATCGACCGCAAGGTTGTTGGGTTCAAAGACCACACAACTTACTGGGAGATTATACTGGAGCCAACTTCGCCAAATGTGCCATAAAAACACAGTTTTGGCAAGTTTAAGAATGCGCTTCAATTTATACTATGAGTATAAATATGTGCAATAAAGTACACTAATTCGGATAATATCCGATAAACTATACAAAATGTTACAGTTTTGTGCATTATAATACACATTATGGCAAAGAGATTAACGAAACAAGAGAAGTGGAACAAGGCAAGTGAAGACCTCATCAACAAGATGTTTGAGATTGCCGGCCACAACGTAACCTATGACGACATCAAGGGACGAACAGATGATTGGTACACAGACTGGACTATGACCGTTGCTCAGGCAGAGCAGTGGAAAGAGTGGGGGATGGAGTACCTACAAAAGAATATGAAGTTCACGAAGCACTACGCTGAGCTTGAGATGAGAATGTTTAATGTAATGTATGGACTTAAATACATCGACTGGCCAGATGGAAGAGATTAAAAAGAAAGAATTGTTGCTCGACCAATACAAGAAGGCACAATATAACCGCAACGTATGCTTATACAGCCGCCGAGACACGGAGGCTAAGTATTGGGAGGGATACGTAAATGCACTCAGTTTAATTTTAGAAACACAACAATGAAAATAGAACTAACAAAAAACCAAAGCCTCGAAATCAAGATTGGCGAACAACAGCTCAATCTTGCCGTCATCGCAGACCAAGAAACACTAATGGTCTACAACGGAGTTGAGTACTACCTCAACCTAGGTAAAATCTACGACGTACTAAGCCAAGAGACACTGTGATGAAGGACCAATCTTTAGAGCTCAAGCTCGTCAAGCTTATCATCCTCATGCAGGCTCAGCTGGAGCTATTCGATGAGCTGCAAGGCACCAACGCATACCGGCACAACATCAAGCGCAGCATCAACCTCCTGTCGAAAGACCTCGAGGAGTTCCTGTCGAAGATGTATGTGCACATAGACATGGACCACGAGAAAGAAGAGACGTTCCTTTGCGTCAAGCGTGGGGTAGAACAGCTTCTCGAGTCTTCAGTAAATGAGCTATTTGATTCCGGCTACAAGCCAATGAATTCTTAAATTTGCAGGCCATGAATGAAATACTAGAACTAGAGATGAAGGTCGTCGAGTGGGCACACCGCCGGGACCTTGTCAAACCAGAGAACGCCACCCGTCAGATGCTGAAGGTGGTCGAAGAAGTCGGTGAGCTGTCCTCTGCTATCGCAAAGAACAAAGAAGATGAAACCATCGATGCCATCGGAGACGTACTGGTCACGCTTATCATCCTCTCAGCCCAGCTGGAGCTTAGCCCGTGGGAGTGCCTAGAGCATGCCTATGGTGAGATTGCCAACCGCAAAGGAGAAACAGTTAACGGGGTATTCATCAAGCAATGAACCAGATTTTTCTCTACTGGGATGACCTTGGCGACAGCCAGAATCACGTCGACAACCAACTGCCATCCCCATGCTCAGCTCACGCTCGTCAGCAGGAGTGGCATGAGCAAGAAGAAAAGCTCAACAAGCGCATGGACATCATAGGTTCCAATGGCAACGAAGGGCTCCACTACCCGGAATATGACAAGTTTAACGATTCAGATATACACCCGTACCATGACTGAGCAGCAGAAGAAACAGATGGCAAAGGATGACGACATCCGCTTCGATTGGTTCTTCGATGAAGATGAATTTATCGAGGAGAAAAAGCCCACCTTTTGGCAACGTGTTAAGGATAAATTAAGTAGGATAATCGAATGGATTTAGACCCTAACTTTAAGGCACTAGAAATGCTAGCGAAACATGGTGACAGCGCACGAGTACAAGCAGAACAGGTTTTGGCAATGTCCGAGCCCGGAAGTAAGGAATGGAAGCACTGGACCAAAGTAAAGAACCTATTGCCTAGTGCATCATCCTACAACAAGCAAAGGGGATATCGGAGTGGCGCTGGTGACGGCGGACCTGATATTTCAGAATTGCTTGGTGATGACACCGGTGAGCGCAACCTGCCCGTTTGACCTAGGGATAATATTCGAAGGCAAGTTCTACCGGGTGCAGGTCAAGTACCGAAGCACCACCAACGGACGTGCAGAGGTGAAGCCCATGCGGGCGTCACACCGGTTTAAGACCGAACTCAACACAGACTTCGACATACTGGCAGTCTACAACCCAGAAATAAACAAAGTTGCTTACGTGGCAGAAGGAGAGTACGGGAACGTGCTTTCACTAAGGGTAACACCCTCAAAGAACAATCAGAAGAAAGGCATAATTCAATTCACCAACAAACTCAATTTAAAAGATGCAACAGACACCCATGATAAACGAGCTCAACGAGATGCACGCACTGCTGGCATTCGTGGCAAAAGCCCCAAAGGGGAATAAAGAGCTGCTCGGGGACCAACAACACATCGACTATTCACTGACGCTCGAAGGCAAGCCACTGGCGGCCATCATGCTCATCAACGATATGCCAACACTGGCACAGCTAGCAACCCTCGAAGCATACAAGAACGGGAGGGGATACAAGTTCGGATATGTGCTATGGTACGACTGGAACAACGTGTACTATCAGGAGCTCAACCAAATCGAAGGCACCATCAAGGACGGCAAGGTATTCATCCCGTCCACCAACTGGAAGCACACGCCATACACCACCATCAAAGCAATGACAGAGGAATGAACGAGATTCTATTTGCAGACGGATTCGACGAGGCTATCGTCGGCTACTGCCACGTCTCCGGACGTGTCGTCTACGACGTCCAGAAGATGATTTTCACCCTCGTCAACAGAGACGGGATGGAGGTTGATGAAGCGCTAGATTATCTTGAGTACAACACCTTCGGAGCATACGTTGGTCCCGGTACGCCCATCTACATCAACAGGGCTACCAAAGAGTACATCGAGCAAGTGGTAGTACCAAGCTATCAGTGAGCGCAGGAGCATTCTCTCAAGACGATTTCAACGCCAACGACGACTGGGGTAAGCAAGTGGTAAAGCGCCACCTGCTACGCCTCGGTCTCGAGGTGCTTACACCACGTGATAAGTACGCTATCGACCTAGCAGCAAGGGACAAAGCCACCAACAAAGTGGCACGCTACGAGGTTGAAGTCAAACACAACTACCCGTGGACAAGCCATCAAGACTTTCCATTTCCAACCGTTTCATTCCTCGCACGCAAGCATAAGTACACAGACAGAGAGTTCTGGTACTGCGTGGTGTGCCGGGAAACAGAAGCCATCATCGTCGCCAAGAGCACAGATATATTTAAGCCAGAGAACAAAGTCACCAAGTCAGTCAGCGCACGCTCACGGCAAGGCAATGACGAGTTCTACGAGCTCAGCAAAGAACAATGCATATTCGTTGATAGCCTCGACTTCACCGCAACCGGGAAGAAAGGAGAACAGCTATGGTCAGCACACATGACCGCACACGGATACGCAATCCAAACAGCACCAGATACCAAGTTCTACGACTGGGATATCAAGGCAACCAAAGGACCAAAGACCATCACGTTCGAGGTCAAGTACGACGAGAAGGCAATGTACTGGGCAGCCAAACGAAATACCCCAGACAAGCCAAACCTATACATCGAGTACCGCAACACACGAGCCAACGAAGACTCCGGAATCATGGCGTCAAAGGCAGACTACTACGTCTACATCATCGCACCAGACAACGTCGCTCACGTGTTTAAACGAGACGAACTACTCAGCCATCTGCTCACCTCATCGTACCGCACAACGGGTAACAGCACCTACGGGGACGACAATGCGGAGGGATGGATACCACCATTGCATGAGCTGGTCACACATACATCGTATGTCAAGTCAGTTTGGGTGTAGTGATTGTAGTGGTTTGATGATTTGATTTGAGCGTAAAGAGGGAGGGGGGATTGTCAGCTTGGCCTGAAAGCCAGTAGTGGCGGGCCCTGCAGGCCGTCGGTAGGTGCCCGGGGTGGGGGAGGGGCATGCCCTGCGACCTGTCCTAAACGACCTGACAAAAGGTCCAATTAACATAATGTATATTATAGGATGTCGGTACCAGCTGTATTGACCGAGGTTTGGCAGGTGCTTGACTAGGGAGTTTGGTACCCAGAAAAAACGCTAAAACTTCTGGTTTGGGTGGTTCCCGAGGGTGCCCCATGGGTTTGGGAATCGGTTTCCGATGTCATTTTCCTATCGCTGGAAGCGTATATAATCCCCACCCTGTACATTACTCAGCGACCATTTTGGTGACGTCAACACAATGGTGTGACTATTGCTGTTCAAATAATTTAAAGTGTAGCTTTAATGTAGAGGTGTTAACTAACTGGTTTGCAGGTGGTTTAATAATAAAACCAAAGCAGGAACGGAACTGGGTTAAAGAATCTGTTCAACCCAAAGGGCCTAAGCAGCGGGTTTACAGCAAGTTGAATGTGGTTCCGTGATTGGTGTGTGGGTGTCTGTGAGCAAATAGTCTCCCCGCTTGACACGCTTGTGTGACTTTGCTAGCTGGCGGGCTCTGCTTTGGCGACGCCCTTGCTTTGCCATAGCGAGCTTTGTCGTTAGCGAAGTTACGAAATAAATTTGACATTGTCAAGTGCTAATCTTCGATTTCATCATTCTGTTGATTGTCTTAATTTTGTAAGGGTAAAGCAGAACAGAATGAAAGCTATCAAGAAGCAGGACGTGCAAGTAAGGGGGTACAGCGATGGCTCCCCGTATCGTACACGCAAGTACATCATCATTGATGGGGATACCATCGATATGTCCAAGACCGGTATGAAGCTGCGTCTTATCCCGGATGTGGGGGACGAGAAGGTTGCTGAACCGTATTCTGGGAAGCACACCTTCCCCGGAGCCACATCTGTAAAAGAAGTACCTTTGCGCTAAATACGTTTGTTATGAAAGCAGTTAAACTTGAAGAGGTAGAAGCCAAGGGCGAAAACCTCGATGAGGTGGTGGCAATCATCAAGAAGGCAACGGCGGGAACGTCTGTTGTTATGTTTGAGATTTGCGCTAAGTACAAGGAGGAAGAGAAGTGATGGCAACCTCTGCTAAGAAGAGAGAACAGCACAAAAGGCTGAGCCGGAACACCCAGCTTGCGTTTATTAAGCGCATGGCTGTGAATCACGACATCCTAAACAAGCTAATGCTAGAGGAAGTAAATGAAAGCCGTTAAGAAATCAAAGTCCGGGGAGATTATGGTGAAAGCCCCAGAAGGCTACCACTGGATGACAGAGCGTGGACGCTATTTCCTGATGAAGCATGGTGAGGACTTTAAGCCACACAAAGGAGCTTCTCTCGAGATGCCGTTCAAGGAAATGAAGTATCATTCCAAATAAGTTGCACGAATCAAAAAAATTTTTATTTTAGTGTCACACTAACAACACTAAAATGGAAACGAAAGGATTCATCAACCAAATGATTCTCCTCTACAAAGAGGAAGGAACATCTCCCGACCGCCTGCAACACGACCTGCTGGTGGAACACAAAATCGATATTGAGTTCAATGCCCTGATGGACCGCTGGAATCGCCTTTAAGCGTTCCGTCTGCCATCCGGTAAAAGATACTCACCCACATCCTACCCTTTTGGGTTAGGGCAAATCTGGCCCTGTAGTTGAACTTAGTCTCGCTACGGAATAGATGGTCTTCCCTCGTCTGCGAAGGAGTCAGCTTATCGAAGTGCTTATACATATACCCAAGCGTCTGCAATGGGAAAAGTATGGTCCTCTGAAAGTTCTGCTTACTTCTGTCCAGCTTGTCGCATGCGTAGTCAATGGTAAAGAATTCATACTCGTATGCCCACGTCATAAATGACATCTGCGTCACCGTAAGCTCTCCCTTCTTTCGGTAGTAATCTAAGGTTCGGAACAAATCCTTTAGCCCGTGATGCGACACGAACCTTTTGTTCAACTTGCTGGCCTCACGAAACATCTTCGACTTGGCCACTCTGCTTACTGGCATAAATTTAATTCTTACTTTTGTATGACAACAAAATTAGGAATTAATGGCTACTTTAACTGGCTCTAAACCAAAAGACACCTATCCATCGCTGCTCAAGCTTAGCAGCGGTCAGGCTTCTACTACCATTAAGAACATAGAAGACGGAGCAGGCAATGCAACTGCATTGAGCGTTGGAACCACCGCTGTAGAGGTTTCTTCGCTTCTTATCACGAACACCCCAACGATATCATCTAGTGAGACGACCGTTCTGGTGTACGACGATACCGACAACACCGTCAAGGTACGTGAGCTCGGCTCTTCATCATTCGAGCAGGTAAACAGCTTCACCACCATTGCCGTAACCGGCCAGTCTAGTCTTGTTGCCGATAGCCCATCTGACCAGCTTGGAATCATCCCGGGCTCAGGTGTAGTCATCACTACCAACGCATCTACGGACACCATGACCATAGCACAAGAGTCGCTTGGTCAGGCTATGTACGCAAGAACATCAGCATCTCAGGCTGTTACGACTAGCATAACCCCGCTAACCTACTACGCAGTAAATAACGCTAACGACGACGCAAGCTACTCGTTCAGCTCTGGATTCACCCTTGGAACTAGCAACACAAGAATCCTTGTTTCTCAAGATGGGGCTGTTCGTGTAGGGGTTAACCTCGAGGCTACCTGCGGAACCAATGGTTCAGTATTGACTGTTGCCCTTAGGCTCAATGGTGCTACAATCAGAACTCACAAAACCGGAGCCCTTGCGGTAGGAGCTTCTGAAGTTATTTCGTTTACCCATGTGCTTGGAGCCGCTGCATCAAACTACATTGAAGTTGTTGTTAGCGCCGTGGGTGATGGTATTTCGATTTCCCAGAAGAGCCTTGTGGAGGTACAGAAGGTATCAAGCCAAACGTTAACATTTGCATCATAATGCAACGTGACGACGAGTTCATCAAGAACTTCATCAAAGAGGTAAACGACGAGGTCTATGAGCTTGTGCAAATTCTTTCAATGAAGCACGGACTCAGTGAAGACGTAGTGTTCACCTTTGTGATGGGTCTCTACAATGAAAACGACGAAGGAGATGATGACCTGTCTGTCAGCCTGTCGTCAAATGCCTCGGAGGACGAAGAGTTTGAACAACTCATGTCGTCAGCCATCGATATCTACAATGCAGTAAATGAAGACCCCAAACCCCAGACCATCGATTGGTGGATTAATAAATACGGGAATGGGAGCATTAATTAAACAAATGAATCATGAATCTAATTCGAAAGATTGTCATTGGGCAAAACCCCAAGGACGCCATGGCATACTACGTCGGTATGCCCGTGGGCTCAGCTAAAGTCTCGTTCATCGTACTCGACGACGAGCACCTGCACAAATACAACTTCAAACGATACCTCATCTACATTGAGGGAAATGAAGGAACCATGCTGTGGAAGAGCGTAGACTCTATGCCATGCATGGTAGAGTATGATTGCAAATTCGACTAACATGAAATCACCAAATGCTTTTATCATCCACCTCGACAAGAAGTGGAAGGACGAGATTATTGTAGGCGGCCAGAAGATGTTTCTGGATTCCAAGTTCGATGAGTTTGGTAACCGGTTCATGGAAGCCGAAATCGTATCGGTACCAATTATTGGTAACCCGGGAGCTCAGGTCGGAGACATCCTGTACTTCCACCACACGGTGCTTATGACCCCACGCTTCTACCTCGGAGACGGAAAGTATCTAGTTCCTTACGTTGCCGGCGGAGGTCGCAACAACCTAGGGCACGCATACAAGAACAGCGAAGGTATCCACATGATTGACCAGTGGGTCTTTCTTGAACCAATGGAGTCCAGCCAAAAGATGACAAGCTTGTTGTTCGAAGTTGTACAGGATAGCATACAGAACGACCGTGGTCGTGTGTTCGCCAATAGTGAACTCTTATCTGGACTAGGTCTAAATAAGGGAGACGTCGTGTACTTCTCGAAGAACTCGGACTACGAGATGGAAGTAGACGGCCAAAAGGTGTGGCGCATGATGATTGACGACCTGCTGTATGTCGAGGAAGGCAAGTAACTTCACCACGGTAGACGCTGCACAGCGCCTGCTTGAGTCCATGGAGGTCGCCATCAACAACATGATTGAGGAGATTAAAAAACCAGTGGACCCTGATATCAATGGCTCGGCCCGCAAAGCCGAACTGCAATCCATCAAGCAGACCGCCGTCGACGCACGTGAATTGTTGCAAGAAAGACAACGGTTGGAAGATATGATTAAGACCCTGCGCTCCGGAGACGACGTCAAAGAGAAGGGAGACTTCAGCGGCGGGTTCGCCGAACGATTTAGTAAGTAGCCATGGCTGGACTAAAGACCGTACAGAACTATACCGACTACGTAATCAATATTTGCCCGGACAATACTGAAGGGGAAATCATTGAACTGGAAGGTCTGTTCATCCAGCTCCCGGCTGTCCCTCCCAAGAAGGAAATCATAGGGCACGACTTAGCGAAGGAGAAACAGAAGTGGCAACGACTACAGCTGCCATCCGACCTGCTTCGTATCAAGTCCATGGACGAGTGGGCCGAACAACCCAAGGAGTTTCGTGACAAGCACTCCGTTGTCATCGAGCGTGAGTTCGTACGACGACGCAAAGGGATATGGTTCATGAATAACGGAACACCAACTTACATCACAGGACGCCACTACATGATGCTCCAGTGGTCCAAGATGGACGTCGGATATCCAAGCTACCTAGCGTTCCAGAGAACTATCTTCCTTCACTTCGCCGCCGTAGAGGCAGACCCACGATGTATTGGGCAGGTTTACGTCAAGTGTAGACGCTCTGGTTACACAAACATAAGTAGCTCAATATTAGTCGATGAGGGCACTCAAGTTAAAGAAAAGCTTTTAGGTATTCAGAGCAAAACTGGTAAGGATGCGCAGGAGAATATCTTCATGAAGAAGGTGGTGCCTATGTTTAAAAGCTACCCGTTCTTCTTTAAGCCAATCCAAGACGGTACCACCAACCCACGAATGGAGCTGGCATTCCGTGAGCCATCCAAGCGAATCACCAAAAGCAATAAGACATCCGTAGCCGGCGAAGCTCTCGACACTGTAATCAACTGGAAGAACACCACCACCAACGCATATGACGGTGAGAAACTTCACATCCTATACCTTGACGAGGCCGGAAAATGGGAGAAGCCAGCGGACATACGTGAGGCATGGCGTATTGAAAGTACGTGTTTGATTGTCGGACGTAGGGTTGTTGGAAAAGCACTCGTTGGCTCAACGGTGAATCCGCTCGATAAAGGGGGCAAGGAGTTTCGTGATATCTATTACGACTCGGACCCTCAGGAGCGCAACAAGAACGGTCGCACACGCACTGGACTGTACCGCATCTTTATCCCGGCCTACAGCGCTCTGGAGGGGTTCTTTGATGAATACGGCAATGCAATCGTAGAAGACCCAGCTAAGCCCGTTAAAACAATTGAAGGGGACTTCACAGACATCGGAGCCAAGACCTACTTGCGTAACGAACGTGATGCCCTGCTTCGTGACCCGTACGAGCTGAACGAAAAGATTCGTCAGTTCCCTTTCACCGTCGATGAGGCATTCCGTGATTCTACAGAGCGAAGCTTGTTCAACATTGGAAAGATTTACGAGCAGATGACCCACAACCAAGAGCTGTACCCAAGCCCCGTGGTTAAGGGAAACTTTGTGTGGGAGGCCGGAGTGCAGGACTCACGTGTGGTGTTTAACCCGGACGCAGTCAATGGTCGATGGATAATTGCGTGGATACCCCCAGCAGACCAGCAGAACAGAATGAATGCTGACCGCTCCGGCAAGAAGAGTCCACCCATCAACGCCATAGGTGTAGGCGGAGTCGACTCATACGACATTGATGCGACCGTGGACGGACGAGGCTCAAAGGGCGCATGCCATATCTTCAATAAGTTTAACGTCAATTTCCCGAGCAATATGTTCGTGGCCGAGTACGCCAGCCGACCTCCCCTAGCCAAGATATTCTACGAGGACGTGCTAATGGCCGCTGTCTTCTATGGCTATCCGCTCCTAGTGGAAAACAACAAGTATGGTATCGTGCGCTACTTCGAGTCACGTGGATATGATAACTACTTGATGGACAGACCGGAACACCTCGGCGGTTCAACTGTTGGTTCAAAGACAAAAGGCATACCGTCTAATAGTCAGGACTTTATACACGCACACGCACAGTCAATTGAGGCGTTTATCCATAATCACGTGGGCATGAACCCGGACACCGGAGAGATGGGCAAGATGTATTTCGACCGCACGCTAGAAGATTGGATTGGATTCAGAATTGATGACCGAACTAAGTTTGACTTGACCATCAGCGCTGGCCTTGCCTTGCTTGCTGCGCAAAAAATAAAAGAGGAAAAGCCAAAGACTAACTTCAACGAGAAGAAGTTCTTTCGCACATTTAAGCCGTTTGAGCGATAAAGAAACCGCTTAACGTAAATCTTTATATTTGCATATTAGAAATATAGCCCTCATCATGCAAGAGTACCAAAGTGAAAAGGATAAGTTCGGGAACTTCCCGAATCCTTTGGCGGACCCCAGCGTCAAGGGCAGCAAGGCTTATGGATTAGAATATGCCCGTGCCATTGAGAAGCAATGGGGTGCTGCTGACGACGAAGGTTCTATCTTTCGACGCCGCTTAAAGACCTTTGAGCTTAACAGGGACTATGCTGCCGGCACGCAGGACACAACCATCTACAAGAAAATTTTAACCTCGCTGGACCCAAATGGCGGTGACGGTTCTTTGTTGAACATCGACTGGACTCCTGTGCCTATTGTGCCTAAGTTCGTTAAGATTGTCGTCAACAAGATTCTGTCTCGTGAGCCATACCCACGTGTAGAGGCAATGGACCCTGTGTCGATGATGGAGAAAGAGCGTGAGCGTGATAAGATTCGCCGACGCATCCAAAACAAAGACCTTCACAAGATGGCCAAAGACCTAGGTCTTAAGGCAAACTTTGACATCGAGCAACTTCCTGATACCGAGGATGAAGCAGAGATTTTCTTAAACGCAAACTTGAAGACCCACGCCGAGGCAGTAGCACAGATGGCTACCAACCTAACGCTCAGCTGGAACGACTTCAACGAGAAGATTTTCCGTCGTGCCGTAGAAGACCTAGTCGTTAATGGCATGGGCGTAGTGAAGCGTGAGAACGACCCTAACTACGGAATCGTAGAGGAATACGTCGACCCGGCATACTTCATCCACAGCTACACCGAAGACCCTAACTTCTCGGACATGGTGTATGCTGGCCACATCAAGCGCATGACCATTCAGGACCTTAAGCGCAAGGCCGGTAACGAGTTTAGCGAAGAAGAGTTCGAGCGCATCGCATCAAGCGTACGCCACCGCTACAACAACAATCCAAACAAGATGACGCATTCCTATTACGATAGGAATCTGGACAAGACTACTTACGGGTATGACGAGTTCATCATCGAGGTATTGGACTTTGAGTTTATCAGCGTTGACGACATGGTCTTCGAAGAGAAGAGCTCACGCTTTGGTAACGTAGGATTCTACTACAAGGGTAATGAGTACAAGATGCCGACCCAGAGCGTATACGACCGCAAGCCGGTGTTCATGCGCAACATGACCGTCTACGGAGGTAGCTACATTGTAGGTACGAATTATGTGTTCAACTACGGGCTCAAGAAGAATCTTCCAAAGAACGTACATGACCTGACTAAGACACGCTTGTCATACAGCGTGGTTGCAGTCAACATGCGCCGCATGCTACCCAAGTCAATGGTCAACAGCATCATCGGATTCGCTGACCAGCTACAGTTGACTCACCTGAAGATTCAGCAGGCTATTGCTAAGGCTAAGCCTGACGGTCTATTGGTGGATATCGAAGGACTTGAGAACGTACAGCTAGGACGTGGAGGAGAGCTCCAGCCGCTAGACATCCAAGACATCTACGAGCAGACCGGTGTGTTCTACTATCGCAGTAAGAACCCAGAAGGTGGATTCCAAAACCCACCCGTACGTCCGCTGGAGAATAGCATCCGTAACATCAACGAGTTCATCAACCTTTACAATCACTACCTCCGCATGATTCGTGATGCTACTGGCATCAACGAGGTTATGGACGGCACGTCACCCAAGGGTGAGCAGTTGGTCGGAGTTCGTGAGCAGCAGATGGCCGCAGGAAATAACGCCATCTACGACATCACCAACGCCAGCAATGTTCTGTTCCGTAAGGTGTGCGAGGACGTAGTAAAGTGCTTGCAGGTACTTCCCAAGGAATCAGTTCTTTACGGTACGTATGTTAAAGCTTTAGGTGAAAAGTCTATGCAGTTCTTGACGAGCTTCGAGAACCTGCCTATGTACAACTTCGGAATCCGGGTTGTAAGTGAAATGAGCGACAACGAAAAAGCATACCTCGAGCAAAACATCCAAGTAGCTTTGGCTCAGAAAGAGATTGACCTCGAAGATGCTATGGCTATCCGCCAGCTTAAGGATGTAGACCAAGCAGAACAGCTTTTGATTATTCGTCGCAAGCGCCGAATGAAAGAGGCTATGAGACAGGCGCAGGCAAACAGCCAGATGCAAGCTCAAGCCAATATGCAGGTGGCTCAGGCAACCTCTCAAGGTAGAATGCAGGAGGAGGAAATGAAGGCTCAGTTTGAGACCCAGAAGATTCAGCTCGAAGCTCAGGTCAAATCTCAGCTGTTGCAGGTAGAATACCAGCTCAAGATGCAACTCGCTCAGGTGGAAGCTCAAGTTCGTGGTGGCATGACTATGCAACAAACAATGAGCAAGGAAAACCTTGACATGATGAAAGAGGACAGAAAAGATGAGCGTGTGCGCAAGCAGGCCGTAGAGCAGAGCAAATTGATTGCTCAGCGCAAAGGTGAACGCCCAGAGCTGACCGATGAATCAAGCCCGGACCCGTTAGACGCCCTTCTTTAAAGTTGTAACTTTGTAACATGGCAACCCAGATTAACTTAGATACAGCACAAAGAGTAGACATCACCTGCAGAAAGGGTGACTCTTTCCGTCTTGAAATTACGTTTAAGGACGACACTGGAGCTGCACTCAACCTCACCGGATACACGTGGAAGCTAGATGTTCGTGAGACGGATACTTCCGCTTCTACCATCCTTGAGGATGATGTGTTCTCTTACAGTGGAACCTCTCAAGGTGTGTTGACTATTACTGCCTTACCCGCCACGATGGCTGGTGTAAATGGTGGGCTTTATGTATACGATTTGCAAAGCACGAACACTGGCTCTGTTAAGACGTGGTTGTACGGAATCTTCAAAGTAAATGAGGACGTTACGCTATGAGTGATATAACCATCAATAGCGGAGAACAAATCAATGTAAGCGTACAACAGCCCACGCTTCAGAACACTATTGTCATCCCAAGACCAACCACCAGTCTCTCTATCAAGGGAGTCACTGGGGGTGGAGGCGATGCTCACTACACTCACGTTCAAGGGGTAGCTGAGGCTACTTGGGAGGTGACTCACAACTTAGGAAAACGAGCATCGGTAACGGTGGTTGACTCAACTGACAACATCGTATTTGGTGAAGTCGAATATCTAACAATGAACACTATACGTCTAAAATTTGCTGGAGCCTTTAGTGGCAAGGCATACTTTAACTAAGCACTATGGCTATCAATTATTTCTCACCCATTGATATGAATAAGCTCGAGATTATCGAGCCTAGAATTCATAACTCACTTAACGCACCTTCAAGCCCAGTAGCTGGTCAGATTTACTTTGACACTACGGTCAACACGATGTACTTCTACAATGGTAGTGCGTGGGTTGACATCAAAGGTGACATCCAACAGGTTCTCGCTGGCTCTGGTCTTACCGGAGGTGGAGATGGCGGTTCGGTAACCCTTGACGTTGGTGCTGGCACTGGTATCACCGTAACCACTAACGCTGTTCAGCTTGACCTTGCGAACACCCGTAACGTAGACCACACTGGTCTTGACGTTATCGCAGGTAATGGTTTGACTGGTGGTGGTGAACTTACTGGTGATGTAACCCTTGACATCGGTGTAACTGCTAACTCGGGTATTACTGTTGGTGCTAACGCAATTGAGCTCACCAACTACGCAAACCTGACGCAGTACAACATACTAATGTGGGGTCCGGGTGGACAGTTGCAGAATGCTCCTATCATCCGCACTGTTGACCTTGAGGACAACCCGACCATCACGATTCAGGCTAACCTTATCGTTACTGGTACCACTACGAGCGTTAACTCTAACGAGGTAAACATTGGTGACAGCATCATCAAGTTGAACTCTGACGAGACTGGAACTCCTTCGCAGAATGCTGGTTTCGAGGTTGAGCGTGGTACGTCTACCAACGTATCGTTCTTGTGGGATGAGACCGCTGACCGATTCACTACGGTTGACCAGCCCCTTCACATTGGTAGCGTAGAAACGATTGTTCCCGGAACGGATGACTTCTTCTACGTATACGACAACGCCATCGGTGAGACCGGAGAAATTAAGAGAGCTACCTTCAACTCAATCGCAAACCTTCTCGGTGCTCCGATTCACTACTCTCTTGACCCTGCTCAAATCGGAGTTGTTTCGAAGACTGGAAACATCTACACGGTTACGCACAACCTTGGAACGAAGGCTGTCTCTGCTCAAGTTATTTCATACGCAACTCAAGAGACGGTATATGTTGATGTGGCCCGCCCAACGGTAAACACGTTGACGGTATCGTTTGCTTCTGCTGTTACAGATAACGACTACTACGTAATTCTAATTGCTTCTAAGCGCACTGGCGATACGGTTGGTGGTTCAGTTAACGGAGACGCTCCTGAGACTGCTGAAGCATAATGATTTGGAGTCATATGTTTAAGGGGGAGGCAACTGTCTTCCCCTTTTTTATTTCGTAGATTTGTATATTGTATTAGGCTGGTAAACTATGAAGTTTTTATCTCAGATTAACGTCAACACGGAGTATACCCTGCCGATAG